GAGGAAACACTTCTTGTAATTGTTGTTGTAATTCTATTCGTCTCACATTTAAAAATTTGTAAAGTTCTTTTGCTTTATCAGTATCAAAAACAAATCCTAATTGCTCTTGCTTGATAATACATTTTGCAAAATCATGTTCTAGTTTTAAGGAAGTCTCTGAATATTTTTTTGCTGAAATCTTTTTATATAAAACTTTAGTAACTTCCACATCCTGCTTACAATAACTTTGCATCTCTTCGGACCACTTGGACCAATCAGAAGTCTCTCCAAAATCCCCTTTAAGTACACCAATACGATAACCCCATGCTGATAAACTATGCCTACCAATTAATGCTGTAGGTATGCTTTTAGTTTTAAAATCATCTTGCTTTACATCAGCCCATATTAATCTTGTAGCGACTAACGTATCAAACGTATTGTCTGTAAGTTTTATATTTGGGTAACATTTATTTATTGCAGGTATATCAAAACCTAAAATATTATGACCAACTAATAGCTCTGCCTTTGATAATAACTCTATGCCTTTGTAGATATTCTTTTCTGAATATGAATAAGTTTTATCTTCATCAATGTTATAAATTTCTAAACAGAAAATTTTATTTAATTCATTAAGAAAACCATTTGTCTCTATATCAAAAATTAATTTCAATGTGTAACCCTCACTTTTACTCTCTCTAGTGAAGGAATAGAGTTTGCAAGTTTATCTAAGCATACCTCGATAACTTGTTGGCTATCTATATCGTGAACTAAAATTAATGGGTAAACATTTGGATAAACCAAAACCATATACAAGGCATCAATAATTGAATGATATACTTTATATACTACAGCTTTATCATTTGGGTCCATGTTATCAAAGTGCGGAATACTCTCTAAGTATTCTAAAATAAATTTAGATATATCTTTTTCAAAATCATTAATCATCGAAGGCATCTTCAAATAACCTCCCTGTTTCTGGGTTGTAAGATAAGATACTTGCAAGCCCTGTCGTTCCAGAAAATCTATTTTTTAAAACATTTATTTCGCAAGTGTTATCACCTGTAGCTGAATTTCTACTAAGACCTAAAATAATATCTGATAACTGGGCGATACTTTGACTACCTCGAAGTTGAGATATTGTTGGTTTTAAATTTTCTTCGTGTGATTTATTTCCATCTGGCCTTTTAAGATGGCTTATTAAAATTAAAGCTATGTTAAGTTGCTCTGTTAAACTTCTTAAATGTGTCATTAAATTATCTAAAGTTCTTCTCTCATCACCTTCAGATATTCCACTTACTACAATACTTAAATGGTCCAAAACTATATATCTACATCCACAACCTTGAGCTAAAAATTTAATACGACTAAATAAATTATCACTATCCATTGAGCCGAAGTGGTCATAGAAAAAGCATCTTGATTTTATAGTATCAAAAACCTCTCTTAATTTTTTTTCGTCAATATTTTTGCGTATCTCTTGTAAATGAATTGGAGCATCTACACCTATTGCAACTAAACCCCTAATACTACGCTGTACGTTTTCTTCTAAAGCTATGTAGCCTACGTTGTTTTCATTTTTAATTAAGTGATATGCAATCTCTCTGCAAACTTGGGATTTACCTATGCCTGTTCCTGCACATAACGTTACTATCTCTCCATGTCTTATGCCTTGAGTAATATTATTTAATCCATTGAAAGGATAATCTGCATCTGAATCTTTTGTATCTTCAACTAATACTTCCCATAAGTCTTCACCGCTTACAATACCATCTGGTCTATAAGTCTTTGCGCCCCAAAGAGCGTCAGTAAGTTCTTTTATCAAGCCCTTAGTTACACACTCGTTGGGGTCTTTTTGGGGGAGATATGCAATCTTGCTTTTACTTGGAGATAAGAGGGATGCACAATCAATACTTGCTTGTCTCCCTACTTCATCCATATCAAAACAAAAAATAACTGTATCAAAACTTTCTACCCATTCTATATTTTGAGCTATTGATTTTTTTGCTGAAGCTACACCACTTGGTATGCTCACAACTGGGTAGCGGTTATTAAAACAATATTGTGAAATTGACATAGCATCTATTTCGCCTTCACATACTACGAGCATCTTGCCTGCGTCTCTAAATAAATGCTGTCCGAAAAGTTGAACACCTTTAGCTTCACCTAACCATCTAAAATCTTTATTTGGGAAACGAATATGTTGAGCTACAAGTTGTCTCTCTTTGTTGTAGTAGGGAGCTATCTGAACTTTCTTATCTTTGTATTCTCCAACTTGATAACCAAACTTTCTACAAGTCTCTTCACTTATACCTCTCTTCTTTAAATCTAAATATTCACCCTTTAATAATTCTGTATTATATTTTTTAATTGGAGCTTCCATCTCTTCACCACTTTTCTCATAATAATTACACCCATTAGTGAAGCAGTAAGCATGGTCCGAGTATCGAGCTAAGTTGTCTTTACTCCCACACTTGGGGCAAGCTTCATGTCTTAGAAATTGTGAGTCCTCTTGGGGCATCATAAAGGATTTTCCTCTATCCATTTTTGAACATCAAAAGAAGGACAATCTTTTTTACTATACTCATTATGCCCTACAATTTTTGCTTCTGGATAAACTGATTGCATTTTTAAAATTAAATCTTTAAGTGAAGTCCATTGAGATTCAGTAAAATTATCTTCAGAAACTTTTACATCATCTTCTGTAACTCCTCCTACCATACAGATAGAGATAGAGTTATGGTTATAGCCTTTTTGTGAAGCAGTAGGCTCATCTAAATCACGCCCCTCTTCAATAGTTCCATCCCTTTTAATAACAAAAGAATAACCGATTGAAAAAAAGCCTCTAGCTCTATGCCACTTATCTATCTCTTCTGCATCTACCCAATCTTGGGAAGGCCTTGTCGCTGAACAATGAATAAAGATATATTCAGTTTTACTTCTTGGCATTACTCTTCTCCTTTACCCATTCAAGCGGAATTAAAATTTTTGTTGAACGTATACAATGAAATTTAAAATCAAAATGTTCACACCATTTGGCGTAAGTTGTTTTGCTTTTCTTTCCTATTCGATTTAGTGAATTAGAAAATACAAAACGAATATCGTACTTGCTTCCATGTTGATTGCGGATTGTCTTATGCTTCTTTCTATCTGCGGAAGTAAACAATCCTTTAGCCTCAACAATGATTCCATTCTTTAAAATAAAATCTGGTCTGTAATAACTTTTTTGTTGGGGCTTGAAGTAATCTATTTTTAACGTCTCATATTCAAAAGGAATTTTATGATTATCGAAGTATTCTCCGATTGATACCTCAAGCCCACTACGAAACTTATGATTAGAAGTCTTCTTCATCGGAAGTATCTTCTGCCTTAGTTTCGTTTTCTTCACTAAAAGGTGAAGGCTCATTGTCAGTTGTATAACCCTCTTCTTCCTCAAACGGACTTTCGTTTTCAGATTTAGATTCGCCTTCAACTAACTCTATGACTTGGACTGCCTTCAGTCTTAGTGAAACTCCTGTATTACCTGCCATGCTGTAAGGTCTAAGCTCTACTCGTAACTTACCTTGAGTACCACCCCAGATACTTATATCTTTCGGCATTAAATTACCTTTAGCATCGTAGATAGCTAACTTTTGCTCCCATTGAGTACCATCCTTCAATGGAATAATTGCAGGAAGTTTAGTTTTAAATGTTAGTGTTCCTGCTTCTTCATCTTTAGCTATGTTAAATTTATCAGTACCTTTAATACTGTTATTTTCTTTGTAAGTTTTTAATTCAGCTTTCATCAGAGCTACAAGCTCCTTTGCATCTTCTCTAGGTAGAGATAGTTTTACGCTGTATTCACCTAACGGATTAAACTTTGTATCTGGTTTAGTTAAGTGAGGGTAAACAAACAAACCCTTTGGTGTTGTGTATTTTGTAAAATTATATTTAGACATTTAAAACCTCCTTTGGTTATCGCCTAATAGTGGAACTTAATACCTACGAGCTTGTAGGATTAAGAGCAAAAAAAGTCGCTCTCTAATACTAAGTCCAAATTTAGATTCCCTTTGCTTGGTAAGGGAGGAATCTTTGCCCTATTTTTAGCACTCAATAATTTACTTATCTCGTCTCTAAAATTTTCTAATACTGGCTTCTCATACATATTAACAAAAGCCTCTCGAATACATTTATTCATCTCAACTGCATCACTACATAAAATACCAAAACAATCGTGTACTGTAGATACATTTTCAATACCTCTCTTCTTAGCTATAACTACTGCAATTTGTAACATGGATGAATCTAACGAATGAATAAAGTTTGGACTGATACTAGAACTTAATCGTCTCTTTGAAATTTTTTTAGTATCAGATTTTACAGTTAGCTTTACTGTACTGTCTCCTATTTTAGTTTTTACTCGTTTACTTTCCATTTCATAGTAACTCATAAATACAGGAAAGTTTGTAGGCGTAGTCCATTTAACAGGTAAATTTTCATTTGCTACAAGTCTTGCTACTGTTTGTAGCCATTTCATACATTCATCCGCTTTGATGACGCACTCGTTAATACTGTTATAAACTATGTTAGATAAAAATAAGGACGGCTTAAATAAATCATCTCCCCATACATGGGTCTTACCATCTTCTACCATTTCTTTAATGTGTTCTTCTATGTAATCTCTACAGCTTTGTCTCGTACCAGAATAAGGCTTAACCATTGTACTACGTTTAGTTGTCTTTCTTGTTATACCAAACTCAAGCCATTGTTTTGCTAATATACTATCATTATTATTAAGCTTCTCGATTACTATGTTAGCTACATCTTGGTATATATCTGCAGGTTTATCTGAAGGTACTAGATTAACACTTGAACCTCCAACTTCATCTCTAAGCATCGCTGAAAAATGTTGAAGTCCGCTATTGGTATGGTCTATGCTTACTGGTAAATGAGTTATAAAATTCATACTAAACCCACTCTCAACAAAAGCAGTCCACTCAAAACAAAATGTAAGAAACTGCCAACACTTATCGGCTTTCTGCCAGAACTCAATATTCAATGGGTCTCTTGATGAAGCTATGATTTCTTCTTCATGCTTACGAATAAAATCTACTCGGTCCTGTAAAGATATTTTATCTTCGCCATAAAGATTAGCTCCATGTATTGCGAGCCAACTTCCATTCTCTTCGTTACCTATCGGCTTGCCATTTGCAAACACCAATAAACTTTTTGACATATCATTTGCTGAAGGATTTAGAAACATTGGCAAGTGATAAATCCTACCTCTAAAATCACAGTTCATCGGAAAATAAATCTCTTCTTCTTTTTGGTATTCATCTGCAATCAACATTACTTTTTTCATCTGCAATCGTTTAGATTTTAATGAAGCATTGTACTCGTAAACTTTTGCACTCTTACGTTTCCATGAAATAAACTTAGGGTCTTTAGTTCCCTCTGCTAGCTCTTCAAATACAAAATCTTTTGGTGGTAAAGGAATATCATCTTGAGGTGGTAACTTACCTATCGTTGTATTATTATTAATACAGTAATCTAACACTTGATACGTTGGCTTATGAATTTTCCATGCTGTACTTTGTATGTGATTGACTGCATCGTATACAACTTGCATCTCATTTGTACGATTGCTTATCTCTTCAATGTAGCCATGGTTACGAACTTTAATAAATGGAACTCTCATTGGTGATGATAACCTCCAGAAAAAGGATGCACCCAATCTCTAGGGGCAACTATTGTTGGTTTGAAAGCAGGTAATAAAACTTCGGCTCTCTCGTTCTTGTCTTCAATCCACTTCATCGTTGTTTCAGTAGCTTCTATATACTTTGTTGTCTTACGTTTACCTTTGATTATAGTATGCTTATCTACGATTTTAACTAATTGTGTTATACCCATGACAAGCTCAATTAACTTTACGCCTACATGAAGTTTATTTATCTTGCCCCAATGCTCATACTGAACTCCTGCTTTATTAAGGCTATGAGTTAGGACACGCTTTCGGTATCTATAATTAGTTTTCTTTTCAATATCTTTAGCTATGTATTTAAAAAGCTTTTTCTCCTGTTTCGCAAACGTACTAAATCTATACTCATCTTCAATAGCTGAACCTATCCGTATAGAAGCTTTATTCAATGTTTGGCCCATCGTAATACTATCCATAATGGTCTTAAGAGCTATGAATGAGCCTACATCTGCATTAACTAGAGCTATGTACTTAGCGGATATATGCCTACGCCCCTTGGACCCATCAAAAGCCATATCTACAAAATCTTTAATACCCTCTGCAACTGGCGTAATTGCAGAACCTATAATTTGTCTACTATAAGTAGTATTACTTTCTTGATTTTTCTGAATAGAATTAATCGTTAAGTTTTTATGACGCTGAACACCATCGGTCTTCATTTTTGTTTCAAGCTCTTGGTTGCGTCTTAGTTTATCTAAGTTAAGCAGATTGACCTCCTATCTGTAAGCAACTTATAGTCCGATTTGTTGCTTTGACGTTAATTTAACTACGAGCTTTAAGCTGTATGTGATTTGCATAAATGAGACAAGAACTATTTGAATTAATTATATTTTTAAGATTACTTCAAGCTTGTCTATATAAGTCATTGGATTTTAAGTCTAATTTCTGGTGGCTCTACCGAGACTCGAACTCGGACTCCCTTACGAGAAACGGATTTTAAGTCCGTTGCGTATACCAAATTTCGCCATAGAGCCACTCTAAGCAACTTCTAAGCAATCTTTATATAGGAATTACACCACTAGACAAATAATCTTTAGCAATATTTAACCACCCTTAAAAGGGGAACTTAAATGATTATTTCTCTAAAGCTTTAGCGCAATCAATTAGGTTCATCGTTCCTAAGTGAGCGTATCTCATAGTGGTTTGTATAGATTTATGACCCATCCATAATTGCATCTTGAGTAGATGCACATTATCTTCTGCCATCCGAGTACAGCAAGTATGCCTAAAGGTATAAGGAACTAAAGTGTCATCATTACCTAAACCAATAGCTCGTTTAATTTTTTTAAAATAATGTATGTAGCTGTACTTAGTTAAATCATCAAACAACTTATCTTTTTTAGACTTTAATAATTTAACTCTATTTTCTATTAGAGGTCGTAATCTTTCAGTCATAAAAATAGTTCTTGGTTTACTATTCTTACTATGAACTCCCCTAACTAAAATTGTATTTGTGTGTAAATTAATATCAGTACCTAATAGATTTAAAGCTTCTTCGTATGGTCTCAATCCTCCGTCTGCTAACAGTACAGAGAAATCATATACTGTATTTAAGTTCCATTCTTGAGCTTGCTTTAGAAACACCGCTTCTTCTTCTTTGCTTAGTACACGCTCTCGGCTACCATCTTCTTTAAAGAAAGGTATGTATGGTTTTCTATCGAGCTTGTTTTTATTCTTAGCTTGTTTTAATACTTTCGACAGGGATGCCAGTTTCCTATTGATTGTAGAGTTTGCTAACTGGTGTTCTATCTTACAATGCTCAATAAATTCATCTATAAGTTCTTCATCTAAATCTTTTAATAAAATATTTTTACCAAAAAAATCTTCACAAGTTTTATAATTAATTAATGAAGTTTTACTCGATTTGTCATATTGCCAATGTTCATCCCATACAGAATTAAAAGCATCTACAAGTTTCCAATCTTTTTTCTTTTCTTTAATTGGTAATCCCAAAACCATAGAGCGCTTCAGTTCTTGATACTTTAGTTCTGCGTCTTCTTCATTGTAAGCTGTAGAAGTAATACGTTTACCTTCATGTGTAACATCTACCTTCCAACTTACAATTTCTCCTTGCTCGTTCTTATTAGCTGATATTCCAGTTCCTCTAGCCATTATGATAGTACCTCCTATTGATTTAATATTAGTAGTAATCGGTCTCTAAAGTTTTTACCTTTAGTAGTAAGAGATATTATTTTCTCTCGCCTATCTAAAGGGTTTTCTTTAGTGGTTATAAATCCTAGACCTTTACCAGTTCGTTTGGGCCTACTACTCAACGTATTTATATTTCGTGATAAAGTTGCTGAATTGTAGTTTAAAGTTTTGTTTACATCACCGGTCGATATATCAGTCTCGCCAGTTTTACATATTGCTACAAGTAATCTAGCAACCTGCATAGGTAAGCCTTGACTGTTTACTAAATCTTTTTCTAGTATTGCAAACTCCCTAAGAAGGGATGAGAGCATCTCAAGTTTCTTCATGGTCTTCCAATTTAATTACAACTTTGTAGATTATACTCTAATATAACTAAATATTATACAATTAATATTGTTATTCATTTCTACTTATAATTAATCGATATATTCCAAAGAATATAAAAATTGAGTTGTCTTCTGCCTTTATTATTTCAAAAAATTTACCTTCGTTGTTGTCTACCCAATAGAAGTTTAATTGCCAAAAAAGTATCTTTATAAATCGATTATACATTTGGGGCGTTCTTTCTGTGTGCATCCCAATTACAACCAAAAATACTATAAGCGTTACCGCTAAATAGTTGTCCTTCTTCATAATTACGTCTAGCCATAACAATATCTCCTTTCTTTAAAGTGATTATAATTAATATTCATTAATCGTACTTCCTTGTAGTAATGAGTCAATAAGAGATTATTGAAAGCTCGGAGGATGAACCTCAATAATCCCTTAAAGTGTCTGTTAGGGAAGGAATAACCCCAACAAATAGTGTTAAAAAAAGATAGAATATTATTCTGTAAGCTTTTCAATTCTGCTAATCCCTTCGTATACATTGTCTCTATATTGCTTACTACTGCACTTATAAGAGCAATATTTCTTAGTCCGTTGTGTGAAGTGGTGTATCTGAAACTCCTCTCCGCACTTTTGACATATAATAGTTTCATCAATCATTAAAATTTCTCCTCTAATAATAGATTAGCTTCCTTTAAAACTTTCATTGTCCTTCGAGAAACAAAACTTTTTTTTAATCTAATATTTTCATAAGTTTTGTATGATATTGGTAATAGTTTTACTAAATCTGTTTCACTTAAAAAAAATTCATTTTGATAACTAATCCAATTATCAATTAATAATTCATACTTATCGCCTTCAATTCTATAATTGATTTTAGGTATAGTCATAAAATTGAGTCCTCCAAAGCTTCCCCCTTGTCATCTTCTATATAATAAACAGGAATGTTTAGAGGTGTTTCAATAATACAATGCAAGTTCATGTCTTTACATATTCTCTCGATTGTAGCTTTATCACTATACTCAATGCCTAGATTGTTTCTATGCAAGTTGCTTTTGATTGCGTACCTTGTAGCCATAAAGTTCCTCCTCTAGCTTTAATAGTTGTTGTGATAAAAATAGGTTTTCATTTTTTAATGAATCAATTTGATTCTGCGTTGCTATTTCTTTACGCTCTTTTGTAAGCCCTAGTATCTCATTGTTAGCGCTGTAAGTTGGTTTAGCGTATTGATATATTCTATCGTTGGGATGTTTAGTCATTAGTCCTCCTTATGTTTCAAATCAAACTAACTTACAAATAGCACGCTCTCGTAGATATTGCAAGGATGAATATATTTAAGGTATTATTTGGTGGTTTAACAGGGATGTACTACCATTATTAATTACACAAAGAAAAACCCCCAAATATAAATTTG